ATTTAATCTTGTTGTTTATGGTATTTTAATTAAAAGGGCTTACTCTGGTATTTCTAATATATTTGGAGGAATTAATAAAGAAGTTTTAACTACTGGTAAGCGTTATGATGTTGTTGCACAAAAACAAGGTCCAGTTATTAAAGCATTGCAATGGCTATTATCAAAAGGCAAAATAGTTGCTGGAATAATATATGGCATTGCTACAGCATTTACTACTATGGGAATAAGGGCAGGAATTTCAGCAATTGGAGTTGCCCTTGCAACTGCTGGTGCAAATATTTATGCTGCACTACCAGCATTGGCTGCTATTGGCGTAACAGCATTTGCTACCAAGAGATATATGGATTCCTTAAAGGACTCTACAGATAAAACTTCTGATTCAATTAAAAAGTTTGGTAGTGTTTCAAGACAGGCTATTGCTGGACCAGCAGCGTTAGCAAAAGCACAGGCTGCAGCAGCAGCAGAAGAGGCTGCAAGATTAGCAAGACTTAAAGCAATGCAGGCTGAACAAGATAAGAAAGATAAAGAGGCTAAAGCAAGAGCAGCACAAGTTCTTAAACTTCAAAAGCAAATTGCTGCACTTAGTGGTCAAAAAGTAAGAAGTGAAGATGATCCAATTCAATTAGAAGCAGCAAGATTACTATTAATTAAACAAGGTAATTTACTTGAGTTAGAAAAACTAAAGAGAATTACAGAAGAAGTTGCATTAATTAAATTAAGAAATGATTATCTAACAAAATATCAAGATATTCTTCAGGCTTTACAAGGCGATAACAAGATAACAGCAAATGAAATTAACCTACTTGCTCTTAAATGGGGTATGGCAAGAGAACAGGTTGAATTATATCTACAAGGTTGGCTTGCTGTTGCTGATTATAAGATAACAACTGAAGAAATAGATAAATATGCTACTTCATGGTTCATGACCACTGATCAGGCTAAGAAATATCTACAAGCACTTCAGGCTATTCAAGATGGCGTAGTTACTACTGAAGAGATAGAATATTTAAGAAACGAGTGGAATGTTACTGTTCCTGAAGTTAAGAAATATCTTGACTTTGTTAGAGCAATAGAAGATCAGACTCTTACTGATACAGAAGTTGCTGCTCTAAAGAAAGAATGGGGTTTATCTAATGACCAGGTTTCAGCATACCTACTTCAAATAGGAAAGCCATTTAATTATCATGGCTCAATGCTTTCAGGTATTGATTCATTAATTGAAAAATTAAAACAAGCAATTGAATTAATGAAACAACTTCAGGGTGGTAGCACAACCACTAAGCCTATTGTTCCTGTTGTTCCTGTTGTTCCAGTAACTCCAGTTACTCCTGTAAAGCCTATAACTCCTGTTACACCAGATACTTCTGGAAGTAGAGATTCTCATGCAGCAGCAGCCGCATATGCCGCAGCAAAGGCTGCAGGAGATATGACAGCAGCAGCAATTGCAGCAGCAGGTGTAAGTCCAAGTGCTTTAGCAGCACAAGAGTCTGGTGCGATTGGAGCAGCAAGTATTGCAGCACAATTGAAGGCAGCAGAAGATGCATTAGCATTACAAAGTCATATAGCAACATATGCTGCTTTCCAAGCAAAAGAAAGAGCAGACGAGATGGCTGCAGCATCAAACTTATTATCGTCTACATCTGCTTATGATCCTTATGCTGATGAAGCAGAAAAAGCAAGAATTAGAAGAATGCAAGGATTCCAGTCAACAACGCTATCAAATGCTTCTGGAATATCTGGTGGAAATCTAATGGCTGCACCAATAATTAATATTACTGTACAAGGTTCTGTGACTGCAGAAGACGATTTAGTACAGACTGTTAGAAATGGTCTATTAGCCACACAATACAATGGTAATTCTATAAATCTACAGGCGGTTTAATATGTCAAGACCAACACTGGGTATAGAAATTGACTTCTCAAATGGACCAAACTTTGGATATCCTTTATTATTGGATGATATTAATTTTGGTATTTTAGATGAAGGTATTTTAGGTAATGCTCCAGCAGATGTTGTAGATATTACTAATATGGCTATGAGAGTATCTACTCGTAGAGGTCGTAACCGCATTCTTTCTAACTTTGAAGCGGGAACAGCAACAGTAGTATTAAATGATCCCAATTCAGACTTTAACCCACAGAATACATCATCTCCATATTATGGTAAATTACTACCATTACGCAAGATTCGTATTTGGGCAGACCAAGATAGAGGAGATGGAGTAATACAAAGATTTTATATGTTCTCAGGATATATAACATCTTATGATACTGGATTTTATCTGGGTACAAATCAAACATCTACTGTTACACTACAATGTGTAGATGGATTCCGATTGCTATACAATGTTTCTACCGATAATCCTCCGATTCCTGGCTGTACTGCAGGTCAATTATCAGGAGCAAGAATAAATGCAATATTAGATTATGCTGAATGGCCTAATTCATTAAGAGATATTGATACTGGTAATTCTACAATGCAGGCAGATCCTGGTGGAAATAGATCCATACTTGCTGCACTTCAAACAATTGAACAATCTGAATTTGGTGCATTTTATATTCAGCCAACAGGAGTAGCAAGATTCTTAGATCGTACAGAGGTATCTGAATTAGCAGATGTTGGAACTCGCTTATTTACTGATTATGGAGTAGGATTACCATATATTAATTTAGATACAGCCTATGATGACCAACTAATTTTAAATGATGTTACTGTTACAAGACTTGGCGGTACACCTCAAATTATTGTTGATCAGGATAGCGTAGATACATACTTCTATAAATCTGGTCAAAGATCAGATATTCTTGTTCAGACAGACCAAGAGGCAAACGATCAAGCAAGAACTCTTGTAGCCTCTCGTAAAAATGCAGAACTTAGAATTGATTCTATGACATTATCATTAAATACAGAAGAGAATAATCTAAATGTTGCTGGATTAACAACAGATATTTATCGTCTTGTTACAATAATAAAATCAATGCCAGGTGGATCAACAATTGAAAGAGAATTATTTGTACAGGGAGTTCAGCATGATATTACGCCTAATTCTTGGACAACAAAGTTCTTTACACAAGAACCAATTATTCAAGCATTTATCCTTGACTCAAATAATCAAGGAGTCTTGGATCAAAATGCACTATCATACTAAAGGAGAAAAATAATGCCTACATCAAACGCTGGCTATCACTTGTTTAGCACAGGTGATGTTCTTACCGCAGCACAGGTCCAGTACAACCTGCAGAATCAATCAATCATGTACTTTGCAGATGCTGCAACAAGAGATACAGCACTATCTGGTGTACTCGTTGAAGGCATGTGCTGTTATCTTGCTGATTCAAACTCTGTACTCGTATATGATGGCAGCAGTTGGGTATCATTCAGTGGAGACTTAACAGCCCTTACAGCAGGTTCAGGTATCACTATTACCTCTGCTTCTGGTCCAATTCCTACTATTTCTATTGATACCGCCACAACTGTGAGCCTAACAGCCTCTCAAACACTTACAAATAAAACACTAACATCACCTAAAGAAACAGCAACTATTTCTGGTACTGCAGCAACAGGAGCAATCAATATTGATGTTGTTACTTCTGCTGTTAATATTCGTACATCTAATGCTACAGGAAATTGGACAATAAATGTTCGTGGTGATGGTTCAACTACTCTTAATTCATTAATGGCAGTCGGAGAACAAATTTCAGTTGTATTTGAATCACCAAATGGCGCTTCAGCATATTATCCAACAGCATTAACAATTGATGGTGCAGCAGTAACTCCTAAATGGTTAGGTGGAACAGCACCTTCTTCAGGAAATGTAAACTCAACAGATGTTTATGTTTATACAATTAGAAAAACAGGTGCAGCAACATTTACTGTTCTTGCATCACAAACTAAGTTTGCTTAATATTAAATAAGGAGTAGTAGTGAGTCCATTAGAGCGTTTCCCAAGTGGTATTGGAATACATTTAAAGACAGCAGCAGTGCCTACACCTGTTCCTGTCCCAGTACCAGTTCCTGTGCCTGTGGCACCTACGCCTGTTCCTGTGGCTCCTACTCCTATTCCAGTACCAGTGCCTGTGCCTGTGGCTCCTACTCCAGTTCCAGTACCAGTGCCTGTACCAGTTGCCCCAACACCTGTGCCAGTTGCACCTACACCAGTCCCTGTTCCTGTACCAGTACCAGTAGCACCAACACCTGTTGCTCCTACTCCAGTACCTGTACCAGTGCCAGTGGCTCCTACTCCAGTAGCACCTACTCCAGTACCTGTGCCTGTACCTGTAGCGCCTACACCAGTAGCGCCTACACCAGTACCAGTTCCAGTTCCTGTAGCGCCTACACCAGTAGCGCCTACACCAGTTGCAGCATCATGTGCAGGATTTGGCTGTGTAAATGGTGGATTCAGAACTTGTGGATCAGCAAGTGGATGCTGTGACTGCTCTACTGATGGATGTTCAGTTCCTTCTTGCTGTGTACCTTGCGGTGGTACATGGACTGGAAGTGATTGTAATCCATGCTAATAAGACAAAATAGACAGATCATGATACAATACATACATAAGGAGAATACATGAGAAGAAAATTTATATTCGTCGTTGATGGCGAAGTTGGAATGAACCTTTATTTTGAAGATGAAGGTGATGGCAGTGAAAGATTTATCAGAAATGCTGCACATGCTGCATGTTTAAGTTCTAATCCAGAAATAATTGAAGTTGAAGCATCTCAAGATGGCACAGATGATGTTGATTATTTTGGCTGGAAATATATAGATGGGGAATTAATTGAGCCAGAAACAGAATAACGAAGATAATTTATCTCCTTGGCAAAAATGGAAGAAAAATCTTGGAGAAACAAGACCATGGCATTTAATAGATCCTAATGCTGATAGGGTGTCTGAAGAAATAGAAAAATCAAGATATGAAATTTGCAAAGCATGTCCTCATTTAATTAAGATGACAAAACAATGTAATAAATGTGGCTGTTTTATGCCTGGTAAAGTAAAATTAAAAAAAGCAGCATGTCCAATTGGAAAATGGAGTCAAGATGAGTGAAAAATATCCAGTAACAATAAAAGATCCTTTTATACTTAAAAATATTTTATCTAAAGAAGATCTACAGAGCCTACAAAAACATGCTTTAAACTTATGGATTCATAGTCCTGCATATGAGCCTGGCTTTGGTCGTCATCAATATCATGGTAATGCAGAAGTAGATAGAATTCATCATAATCTAACAGACTTAGCAAGAGAATATTTTGGAAGTGAGACATTAAAGCCTTCTTGGGCACTTTTAAGTATTTATGAGGGAGATCAGGCAAAACTACATAAGCATGTAGATGATAATGCCTGCACCTATCATATTGATTTATGTGTATTTCAAAAAAATGGATGGGATCTTTGGGTAGAAGTAAATGGAGAAAATGTACCATTTATGCTTGAAGAAAATGATGGCCTATTTATGTATGGCAATGACCAATTACACTGGAGAGAAGCATTTCCAAATCCCGAAACTAATTTAGTCTGTAATGCATTTTTCTTTTATTGTGAGCCTGATCATTGGATTTTTGAGCATGGCCCAGATTATTTACACACACATATTCGTAAGGATAAGCCAGTAGACGACACTCCAAAGATGATGTAAATGAAAAATTTATTCTTTCAATTATATAATCCTACAGGCTTGATTAATCAAGTTATGAGTCTTGAATTAGCAGCAGGTCTATCTCACGAACTGAATAGGCCTGTTGTTGTTCATTATGCAACATATCAGGCTGATCCTAATTTATATAATACAAATAAGATTCCTATATTTACACCAAGTAGATTTTATAATAAACAAAGAGAAGGATTTACAGATCCTGAGCAATTTCCTCATTTATTAGACCTGCTTAATTTTGATGCAGACTTAATATTTATAAATGAGAAAATAGAAACATTTAAACAAGAACAAGGCCATATTGATGACCTTATGAATAACTTTTACTATAGCAATCAGCCTATAATATCTGAAGATGAGTTGGCATTTGCGGAAGGTAGAGGAAGATTACCTTTAGACAAAGAACTACATATAAAACTAACATTGGGCTGGTATTCAAGATTCTTTTATAAGAGAACGCCAGAACTAAATAAAGCAATTGCATCTGTTAGATTTAAGCCAGAGTATGTTAATTTAGCCAAGAAAATATCCGCTTCCCTTGGAGATTTTCAAGGTATGCATTTAAGATTATCTGATCATGTTAAGATGTTTGAAACTACACAGGAAATGTTTGAGTTTTGGTTAGATGACTTTCAAAATACAAGTATGCCAATAGTACTATCTACATGTGAGCCAAATCATAAAATGGTTCAAGATAATAAGCATAGATTTATTTTATTAGACGAATATATTGTAAATAACTTTGCAGAAGACTTTAAAGCCCTACCATTTCAGGATGAAGTAGTATTTGGTCTAATATGTAATTTAGTTATGCATGATTCTAAGAGATTTATTGGAACATCTGGCAGTACCTTTAGTGCTTATATACATAGAAATAGAAATCAAAAAGATATTGAGACATGGGATTTCTTTGATAATCCGCCAAAAGCAGAAGGATCTCCATATTCCTGGAATAACTACCCATTAGATTTAGGTAGAAAGATGTGGTGGAGAGAATGGCCTGAATCAAAATGTTAAAAAGAATTAAATATAAGTTTCAAATGTGGCGTAAATATAGGAAAATTAAAAAGAATAATGTCATCTACTAATTTATTTAATATATTTAGCCCTCGTATTATTCCTCATCATGGCATAGATAGAAATAATCCTAATAAAGATTATAGCCATACAACTGATATTTTGGCTGGTCATGCTGAGATAGCCAGACCTGAATATAACTATATTTGGAATAGTGATGGAATAAGGTCCATAGAGTTCTCTACAAAGCCCTCTGTAGTGGCTCTGGGATGCTCTATAACGCTTGGACAGGGTATGCCTAATACCCTTACATGGACCCAACTACTAAGTGGTCTTATAGGGCAGCCTGTCGCTTCTATAGCCTATTCTGGAGCCAGTGCTAATAAGGTAGTTTCCAGTTTTATGGGTGCTATGCATCAATATCAGTATAAGCCTGAATTAGTCATTGCTCATTTTGCCAATTTTGAAAGATTATATTTTATTGATGGCGAAGGCAAAGGAATGCAAGAGTGGTTCATTAATCACAAAGGCAAAAAGACTAAGGCTAAAATGCCATGGGATTATGAAGAAATTTTGCCATATGAATGGGTTTATTACCAGAACTTAGATCATATTAAGATGCTTGAGGCATTTTGTGAGGCAGCAGATATTAAACTAATTTGGTCTTGTTGGTCAAATGGTCTAACTAATGAACAAGAACAATTTTTAAAAGATAACTTTAGATACTATATCCCTGATACGACTAAATATGAATTCCCAGTCAATTTTGAACTTGGTCCTGAATCTAAGACAATGGAAGAATTAACTTCTAATTATGCAATGATAAATTGGCCAGGATGCCATGCGGAATATAAAGATAAATATCCAGAGATATTTGATTATGCATATGATTATCACAAGATTGCTTATGACTATGGAAGAGTAAAAGGTCCAGGTGCATATTGGCCACATCCAGGATTACATAAGCATTTACACATAGCAGAGTTCTGGGAAAAGCAAATAAATGAAAATATTAGGAATTAACGAAACAACACATGATGCATCTTTAACACTAATAGAGGATGGCAACATATTATTTGCTGCTCACGCAGAAAGATTTAGCAAAGAAAAGAACGACTGGTTCACCAATGACGCTCTTATAGATGAAGCATTAAACTATGGAGAACCTGACCAAATAGCCTATTATGAAAATAGATGGCTAAAGAAACTACGCATAAAGACTCGTGGTGGCTTTGGAGGATCAAAGCCTTACTATCTCAATAGAGCAGATCTAAAATGGACTCCCAGAGAATCATTTAGCCACCACCATTCTCATGCTGCTGCTGGTTACTATACAAGCAAATTTGATGATGCGGTAATTGTTGTACTTGATGCAATAGGTGAATTCAATACCTCCACGATTTGGACTGGCGAAGGTAGCAATTTAAAGCGGGTTTATACAAAGAATTACCCATTCAGTTTTGGACTATTCTACTCAGCATTCACACAATTAGTTGGATTAAAGCCCAATGAAGAAGAATATATTTTTATGGGAATGGCAGCATATGGAGATTGGAAAAAATATTACAAAGATGTTGAACATTATTTCGTAAGCAGAAAAGAACAAAAATATAATTTTCATAAAGGAATATTTGACTGGCCACATCCAATAACAGAACAAGATAAATTTGATATCGCTGCATCTGTACAACATATTTATACAATTAGACTTTTAGAATTTATGAAGTTTGCTAAAGAATTAACAGGCAAAAAGAATCTTGTATTTATGGGTGGATGTGCTCTTAACTGTGCAGCAAATACCAGACTATGGGAATTATTTGACGATATTTGGATTATGCCTAATCCTGGTGATGCAGGTTCTTCTTTAGGTGCCGCCGCAGCATCGTATGGGAAGCATTTAAACTGGAAAGATCCATATCTTGGCTATGACTTAGGCGGTCCATATCCAGTTACAGAAATTATTACAGGACTTATTAAAGATAAGGTTGTTCCTGTTGCATCTGGCAGAGCAGAATTTGGTCCTCGTGCTTTAGGAAACAGGTCAATCCTTGCAGACCCACGAGATCCTGATATCAAAGATAAAGTAAATTTAATTAAGAAGCGTGAACTATTTAGACCATTTGCTCCTGTAGTTATGGAAGAATATGCTTCTAAATGGTTCAAAATGGACTTTACAAGTCCTTATATGCAATATGCTGTTGAATGTTTGCAGCCAGATAAGATTCCTGCGGTAGTTCATAAAGATGGTACTTCAAGGGTACAGACAGTAAATAAAGAACAACATCCAGGACTATATGAAGTATTGTCTCATTGGTACTCCATAACAGGAGTTCCTATACTTCTAAATACCAGCCTAAATATCAAAGGACAACCTTTGCTAAATGATGAGCAAGATATTTTAGAATGGGAAAAAACATATAACCAAAAGATAGCGGGGCCTAAATGAGAACAGCATTAGTAATGGGAGCAGGCGGATTTATAGGAAGCCACTTAGTAAGAAAACTAAGAGAAGAAGGAATGTGGGTTCGTGGAGTAGATTTAAAACTACCTGATCACTGGAATACACATGCACATGAGTTTATTGTTGGAGATTTAAGAAAGAAAGAACTTGTAGAACAAGTATTAAATTTTAAATTTGATGAAGTATATCAACTTGCAGCAGACATGGGTGGAGCAGGATATATTAATTCTGGCGATAATGATGCTGAAGTAATGGGTAACTCTATTTTAATTAATGTAAATGTGCTAAAGCAAGCAGAGAAAGTAGGAGTTAAATCTATTTTCTTTTCATCTACCGCTTGTGTTTATCCAGAATATAATCAAATGGATCCAGACAAGATGATTATGTCTGAGGATTCTGTTTATCCTGCAGCACCAGACACAGAATATGGATGGGAAAAGTTATTTAGCGAAAGGCTTTATTTAGCCTATAACCGCAACTATGGCATGAAGAATAAGATTGCTCGTTATCACAATGTCTATGGCCCATATGGAACTTGGGATGGCGGTAAAGAAAAAGCACCTGCTGCGATTTGTCGCAAGGTAGCAAAAGGAACAGATGAAATAGAAATCTGGGGAGATGGAAATCAACACAGATCATTTCTATACATAGATGAATGCATCAAAGCAACAATAGACTTTTATAGGCAAGATACCTATTTTGAGCCAATAAATATTGGTTCTGAGAGAAATGTGTCTATAAATGAATTAGTGGATATTGTCTGCAATATAGCAGGTAAGACACTAAAGAAGAAGCATGTCCCAGGTCCTCTTGGTGTCCATGCAAGAACTTCAGACAACAACTTAATTAAAACTGTTTTAGGCTATGCACCAGATGAAAACTTGGAGTATGGGTTATCTGAAACTTATAAATGGATACAAGGAGAGATCAACAAATGAGCATAGAGCAATGGGCAGGCTTTATAGTTTCTGCAATCACAATAGCAGTAGCATTCGCTGGTGGAGTAAAGTGGCTGGTAAAGCATTATCTATCAGAACTTAAAACAAATGGCGGTTCAAGTTTAAAGGACCAAGTAAATAGGCTTGAGGCAAGAGTAGATGAAATATTCTTTCTTTTGCTTGAAACAAAGCCAAAGCCACGCAAGAAAACATTTGTATCAAAAGGTGAAGAATGAAAAAATCTCAAAATGGATGGCCTGCATCTAAGGATGAAAAGGAAATTGGTATAAAGGTCTTCCAAATTAAAAACACAGATAGAAAAATGAGACTACAGAAAGACGCTGGAGTAATCTTGGCTGCTTTTGCAGCAGAGTTCCACGCTCAAGTAGAGCCTATTGATGAGGGTGTGTTTGATGATTGGGCATACGCTTATAGAGAAGTTAGAGGTAGTGATTCTGATTTGAGTAATCACTCATCAGGAACAGCCATAGATTTGAATGCAACAAAGCATCCTTTACATGCAGAAAATACTTTTACCAAGCAGCAGGCTGCTAAAATTAGAGAATTATGTAAGAAATATGGTCTTCGTTGGGGCGGTGATTACGCAAAGCGCAAAGACGAAATGCATTTTGAGGTAATTGAAACTCCAGACGAGGTGAAAGAAAGAATAAAAAATATGAAACTCAAAGGAGTAAAAAATGGCTAAAGCAAAAATAGAACTAT